CATTATATAAGTGGGAAAAAAGATTTTTGGGGGGTGGGGGGTCAAAATAAGAACAAAAAGAGAACGAAGCCCTTTTATTCTTTATTTATATCCTAGCTGTCCCTTCATATCTATTAACAAGACAATGAATAGAGTGTGATATTAATGCAACACTACTTAAATTGCCCTAGATGTGTGTGAGTGTGTGAGGTGAACGATCAATCAAGGGGGGTGAGATCAATGGACATTACCACTACCATTGTCATCATCATTACCGCTTACCTTTACAATAGAGAGAGTGTTAAGAAGATGATTTAGTTCCTGTTTTAAATCCTCGCTTGACCGCTTATGAGTAATATCCTCAATATGAGTAGTTGATGAAGTTCCAAGCCCTGTACGATCTAACAAGCTATTAACTGCCTGTAATCTAGTTGAAGGGGGTATTTTATTGTCTTGTATTAGTTTTTGTAATGTTTCCACCGCAATAGGTACACTTGACCGCATTTTGTCTTTTATTGCCTTATCAATGTGGTCTTTTAATCTCTCTTTTAATTGATAGCCCTGTTGTTTTGCGGTCTTATCAGAATAACCGCTTAATCTTGCACTTTCAGTTGCATTGCCCGTTAAAGTAAAGTTCTCAATGAATGATTTTTCCATTTCTGTAAGCATAATTTAATTATTTCCCACCTTTCATAGTAAAGCCAATATTAGAACATTTAGAGAACAAAAACAATGTATTTTTTATTTGACGACTATTGCTAAATGACTATTATAATTAACTTATGTTAAGTAAAAATATAAATATAACAAAGAGAGGAAAAATGAAAAAAGCTAAAAAGAGAGTACAAAAAGAAACTATTAAAATTGTATCATGGAAAGGCAATCTTCATGTTGCTTGTATGATTTTAAATTCAAATCAAAATAGTAAATCTAAAGAGTGGGCATATAAAGAAATAATGAAATCTGCTGACTTATTAGACAAGCTAAATGAGAGGGGGATTTAATGACACAAACACAAACAAACATTATGCCTTCAATGAAGGTGTATGAGAATGATGAGCCAAATCTAAAACAAGCACAAGACTATGTCGGGGGTTGGGTTGAGTTGGTTGATTTAGAGGGTTTAGGTTGCTTGTTAGTTGATGAGGAAGGACTATTAAAAAGAAAAATAGTTAATCAAAAAGCAACGGCTCTTTATAATAAACTCTTTGACGGCTTTATAGTTGGGGATGTTATTCACATTAAACCTAATGCAAGGAAGGATTGGTAAAATGATTAAAATGCTTACAAAGTATCATCAAGGTAATTATGTTATTAAAACCTCAATAGGCGAATTTGAGGGCAAGACATATTTTGAGTGTCTTTGGAAATATGCAAAAGCACCAATTCCGATTGGATTAGCAAAAGCGGATTATAAGACCAAATTGGAGTGGGTTGAAGGCGAGTTAAGGGAGCAAGGTAAATGGTAAGAGCATTATACTTTGGTTTATGTTTTGCGATAGCATTTTTAGGAATTGTTATCGCAATTCATCTTAATTTTTGGATTGGTATTTCAATATCAATCTTATTTATAATTAAATTTTTATTAATGAAGGAAGGACTAATATAATGAAATTAGTTAAAACAGATAAATATAAAGGTTATACAATAAATGTTTATAAACAAAAACCTAATGTAAAAATACCTATAACAGATAAAGAATGGGATAAACATTTTAACAGGTCAGATTTAGACGGAGTTTTAGGCACTAATGCGTATGAGGTTTTAAATAAAGACAATAAAATTGAGTTTAGTGATAAATGCGATATGTGGGATATTTTGGCTTGTATTGAAAACGCAAGTCAAGACATAGATAGTTTAACATGGGGGATGAATGACACAAAGAGATGATAGCCACGATTTAAGAGATTCTATTAATAGGGACAGAATTTATCAGCAAAAAAAGTTAGAAGGACTTGATAATGCTATAAATAGTCTTATGAAATGGAAGGAAGATCACAAATTTTGTTTAATGGGTGATGAATTGACCGATTTAAACGATATTATTGATGATCTTACTGACCGCTTTATAGACTTAAAAGACGACAATAAACAATAACAAAGAAAGAGAGGAAAAATGGTTGCACTATCAACACAAGTACAACAACAAAAAGCAAGACCAATGACAAAGGAAGACAAAGAGCATTGGCGGTCTAAAGTCAAAAGACTAATAGACAATCAAAGATCGGATTTAAAAGCGGTCTTTGAAAGTGATATTCAAAAAATGAAAGATAAAAAATGGAATAGTTTTTTGAAATCGCTTAATTTAGATAACTCTTTTAAAAAATACCAAGTTTCCGCAAAAGCATATTGGAAATTTAAAGACGAGAAAGATAAGGTTGAAAGAGAGTTAAAAGGAAAAATGTCAAAAGATTATCAAAGTCTAAAAGACAAAGTTAATCGGTATTCTACTATTAGGAAATGGAAAGAAGATTATAGTAGTAGTAATTATGACATTGAAAATGTGAGAGATTTTACTGATAATATTTTAGATTATCTCTCTAAAAGATGTTATGATGAATGCGAAAAGCAATTTAATCAATCTGTTAAGGGTAAATCAATTAATGATTTAGAACAAACAGAAGAATTGCTAATTGACGCATTACATATCTCTAATAGTGATCCTGCTATTTTAGGTTTAATCAAATATCATCTTCAAAAAGCTGGAATATCTAATTTAGGTATATTAGATGTTGATTTAACTAAATTTAAGATGTTAGGTAAATAATGTATTTAGACACTTTTGAAATTGTGTCTTATGGGTCTAAATGGGTTGGTAATAAGGAAAAGAAAAACCAAGTTATCGCCCATTTAGTCAATGAAGACGGAATACAATTAAAAGATATAGTACAATTAGCTGAAAGTTATGAAGATACTATACATAAACATAGAGGCGGTAAGATAAGAGTTTTAATAGAAATCTTACAAGATCAAGAATGATAATATACGGCAAGGCGATAAGGCATAAAACTTTGATTAGATACTTTAGAATTGTTCTAATGTTGGGTTTTTGTTTTATCGCCTTATTGTTTTTAGGTTGTTCAAAAATAGAAATTGATCCTAAAACTTGGACAATCAAAAAAATCTTCTCAACGCATAAAAAATAGCACCGCCTTAATTTTGCCATAAACCTCAAAAAGTATTCAGATTGTCGCACCCAAAATAAAACACCCAAAAATCTCAATCGCTTACTTTTCAATAAAATCATTTTTTCTAAAAATTTCCGAAAACTCAATATGATATACTAGGGGTAATTATAAATTTTAATAGATTTATAATTTAGCTATTTAACATTGTGAATATTGATTAAGTAAGTTCTCGGAAAAGAGGTACTTATGGTTGATGTAAAAACCTTTATCGCTAACATAGATAGCAAAATGACTACTATGGATAAAGAAATAAGAAAACGGAAAAAGTATAAAGAATGTAATAATACTTTACCCGATAATCTTCCGTACCTAACTAAAGAGGAATGTAAAAAAGCATATCCATTATTAGTTAGAAAATTTGGAAGAAAACAAATAAGACACTCTTATAGGGATGAATGGGTTAAAAGAAAAATGGGCATAAGAAAAGTTAGGCCTATGGGTAAAAAAACCTATGAAACTTATGTAAGAAAGTGTTGGATTTGCCTTTCGGGTAGTCCGAATGAATTGAGTAAAGGTTGGCGAAGATTAATACATGATGTATCGCACATGGTACATAGATGGTTAAGGCCAAATTTACCCGATCATTGTTATCAACAAGCCGAATTGGAATTGGATATGATAAAATATGTTCAATTTAAAGGTTGGCTAGAAGGTAGTTTAAAACCAAAAGTAATTGTTCTCACTAAAGACGAGCAATTAGTTAAGAAGATAAACCACCTTCAAACTCTTATAAATAAATGGCAAAAGAAACAGAAAATTGCCATTACTTTTATTAGAAAGTATAACAAAAAACTTAAATACTATCAAAACAAAAAATAGAGAACACTAATCAATATTCCTTTGTTAAATAGCGGTTTATTCCTTCTTTAATAGCTTTGATAAGGCATTAAGTAAAAAATTTATTTCCTTATTAGCAATAGACCTAACGACAACAAACAATTCTCTCTCTCTATCTGTCATTAAATCTTTCATACGATTATCTTCATAGGCACTAAACTTTGACCTCATCATTTCCTCATCATATTTAGAAATAACCTCTAGTCCCGATACATTTATCATAGTG